GGATTCAATAAATACGATTAATAGAGATGTGGAATTAATAAAATCTCATTTAACACAGCTCATCACCCCTGCGGGGCAAGTAATACCTTCTACTGATAATTTAGTAGAAAGGCAGAAATTAAAAGAAGCATTAATAGAAAATATACACGGTTTAGATATTAGACTAAAATTAGTAGAAGAAAGATATATAACGGGTAATTCGTGTGGTGGCAAAATGTATTCGGACTGGCCTTGCATGAATGCAGAAGGCTGTATAAAACTAGGAAAATAAAATGGCAACTTCAGGAACAACAACATTTAATCCAGACCTCAACGAGATTGTAGAAGAGGCATTTGAACGATGTGGCGCTGAACTTAGAACTGGATACGACTTACGAACTGCAAGACGTAGTTTAAATTTACTCACGGCTGAGTGGGCTAATCGCGGCATCAATTTATGGACAATTACGACAGGCTCCATTTCACTTGTTGCAGGCACCGCTACTTATAATTTGCCAACCGATACGATTGATTTAGTTGACCAAGTTATTCGTACAGGTTCAGGCACGACACAATCTGATTTAAGTATATCTCGAATTGCCGTTCCGACGTATGCTACAATACCAAGTAAAAATGATACAGGAAGACCTATACAAGTTTATATCGATAGAAAAACGACTACACCGACTATAACTTTATGGCCTATTCCTGATAGTGTTACACCATATACTTTTGTTTATTGGTATATGAAACGTATTGATGACGCTGGAACCGGAGTTAATACACAGGAAATACCGTTTAGATTTTATCCCTGTTTAATTGCAGGACTAGCCTATTATCTCAGCTTAAAGATACCGGGTGCACTTGAAAGAATGGCAATGTTAAAACAAGAATATGAAGAACAATGGATGTTAGCATCTACTGAAGATAGAGAAAAGGCTGATTTAAGACTTGCACCCCGTCAGCAATTTCTATAAGGGATTATAATGAGTAATCGATTTACTGCCGGGAAAAAAGCAATTGCGGTATGTGATAGATGTGGCTTTCAAGTTAAACTGAAAGAGCTTAAAAATCTATACATTAGAACTACAGATACAAATATAAAAGTTTGTAAAGAATGTTGGGAACCCGACCAACCGCAAAACATGCAAGGCATGTATCCTGTAGAAGATCCACAGGCGTTACGTGATCCACGACCTGACGGAAGTTTTGGAGTTGCAGGTGAATATAGTAGTCGGCAAATTCAATGGGGTTGGGATCCAGTAGGACTTAATAATCCTTTGGGATTAGAAATAGAAGATGATTTAGAAGCGACTGGTCAGGTTGGCACAGTTACTGTAACAACAACTTAGGAGAAAACAAATGGCAATTGTAAGGGCTATAAAATATGGGCGTGACCTTATTAAAAAAGGAAGCACTGGAAAACCTACGCGAGTTAAAGCAGGGCCTACAACACGCAAAGATATTCAAAGCACTAAAAAAAGAGGTAGCGTTAAGAATTTAAATAGTACAAGTAATTCAGGGGGCAAACCAAGTAAACCAACTAAAAAAATTACACAACAAAGGCCCCCAAGAAGTGGACAGCCAGGTAAAACATCTAGCACTCCTAAATCACCTAAGGCTAAACGAAGAACTTTTACTAAAGCAGATGCATTAAAAACAGGGGTTACTGTAGCAGGTATTACCGCGATCGCTAATCGTTCTACTAAAAAAGAAGCACCTAAAAAAGCTGCGCCGGTTAAAAAAACCGAAGCCCCTAAACCTACTCGAAGAGCAGGACCTTCAGGCCCAAAAATGACTTCTATGAAGGCGCCAAGTACTGGACCTAAACCTACAAATAAAGATGATAAGAAAAAACCTAAAAGACCTTCAGGCCCAACAATGACCAGTTTTAAACGATAAGGAGTATAATATGAACAACGATAGAAAAGGATGTAAACCAAGCTATAAACAGCCTCAACCAGGGCCCGCAGTAAACTCAAATGGCTACCCTGAAACGGATGTCAAGACAGAAGGTGTTGTTACTCGTGGTAATGGCGCAGCAACAAAAGGTACAAAAGCCCGCGGCCCAATGGCGTAAGGATAGATAATGAACTACACACAATTAGTAGCGGAAGTACAAAGCTACACTGAGAATCAGTTCAGTACGGCTGATATTGACACCTTTATTCAGCAAGCAGAAGAGCGCGTATTTAATACTGTGCAGATTCCTGACGTAAGACGTAATCAAGTGGGAACTACATCGACGGGTAATAAATATTTGTCTGCGCCTTCTGATTGGTTAGCAACTTATAGTATAGCTGTGATTGATAGTAATAATGAATACACTTATCTTTTAAATAAAGACGTTAATTTTATTAGGGAGTCTTTCCCAGACACAGATTCGGCTTATTATGGTAAGCCTAAATATTACGGAGTTTTTGATGATAACACATTTATTATGGGGCCTACACCAGACGATAATTATACTGTTGAGCTTCACTATTTTTACTACCCTACTTCTATTGTCACTGCTGGCACTAGCTGGTTGGGCAATAATTTTAGTAGTGTGCTATTGTATGGAACTTTGTTGGAAGCAGCTGCATACATGAAAGAAGAACCCGATATTATTGCAAATTATACACAACGGTACACGGATGCATTATCTATGATTAAACAACTAGGTGATGCTAAAAATAGAATGGATGCTTATCGAGATGGACAAGTAAGGTATCCAGTACAATAACGAGAGGAAAAGTATGGATAATCAAGGCACAATACTTGATGGAGAAGTAAAAGTTATAACAACAAGCGGGCGAGGATTTACACCCGAAGAACTTGCGGACAGAGCACTAGACAAAATTATGTATGTCAGCAAAGATGCTAACCCTCTCATTAGAGATCAGGCAGAAGCTTTTAAGCACTATATCAGAGAAGTTCTGGTTAAGTACTTAAAACAAGCGGTTCAATCAGACCGCACAACAATAGCGAATAAACTGCGAGAAGCGGGGCATTCTGAATTAATTAAACTTTTGGAGACTTAACATGGCAATTTCCCAAGCAATGGCTACGAGTTTCAAAGTTGAGTTGCTTAACGGCATTCACGCTTTTGGAACAACAGTAACAAGGGGAAGTACTACTGCTGATACATTTAAAATCGCATTATATACTTCTTCAGCAACACTAGATGCAACAACTACAGCATATTCAACAACAAACGAAGTACCAAGCACAGGTAACTATTCAGCTGGTGGTAATACGCTGACTGTTTCACAAACGCCTACATCAACTTCAACTACTGCGTGGTTAGACTTTGCAGACACAACATGGTCATCATCAACAATCACAGCAAACGGAGCTTTAGTTTATAACAGCAATCAAAGCGATAAAGCAGTTGCGGTATTAGCATTTGGTGGAGATAAGACATCAACTAATGGGGATTTTACAATTATATTCCCAACAGCGGATTCTTCTAACGCTATTATCCGTATAGCCTAATTAGGAGGCTATTATGGCTCTTGTTCTAAAAGACAGAGTAAAGGAAACCTCAGCCACAACTGGGACTGGGACTGTCACGCTCGCGGGCGCGGTTGCAGACTATCAAGCTTTTTCAGTTATTGGTGATGGTAACACTACTTACTACACTATTTCATTGCCAACAAGCAGTGAATGGGAAGTCGGTATTGGTACCTATACAGCTTCTGGTACTACTCTAAGTCGCGATACTGTTCTAGCATCGTCTAATTCAGGAAGTTTAGTTAATTTCTCCGCGGGAGACAAAGATGTTTTTGTTGTCTATCCTGCGGGTAAATCTGTATTTGAAGATGCAAATGGTAACGTTACCGTCGATGGAACAATACGAGGTGAAGAATTAGAAGCCTCAAACGGACTATTAGTAAATAGTCAAACAATTGGAATAAATTACAGTTTACCTTCTGGGTATAATGCAACGAGCACAGGGCCTGTCACAGTATCAAGTGGCGTGGCGTTTACCGTCCCATCAGGATCAAGATGGCTGGTGCTCTAAATGTTTTCAGATAGCCCTTTTTCAAGTGCCCCGTTTTCCTCCGAGGGAGGTGTAGCGGCTGTAAATGTAAACGTCAATGTTACTGGAGTAGTGGGAACTACTCAGCTTGGGACAGCAACTGTAACAGCAGATGCAAATATAAATGTTACTGGAGTAGTGGGAACTACTCAGCTTGGGACAGCAACTGTAACAGCAGATGCAAATATAAATGTTACTGGAGTACTAGGTACAACACAATTAGGTACCGCAACTGTAACAGCAGATGCAAATATAAATGTTACTGGAGTAGTGGGAACTACTCAGCTAGGTACTGCAACTGTAACAGCAGATGCAAATGTAAGTGTTACTGGTGTAGAAGGCACCACAGAACTTGGTAGTGTAACTGTTCTAATACCTGATGTAGAAGTAAATGTTACTGGGGTTGAAGGTAACACGGCTCTTGGAGCAATTGTAGTATCAACAGACGGTAATGTTGTTGTAGATGGCATACAAGCCATAACGACTTTAGGAACAATTACTACTACTGCAGATGCAAATATAAATGTTACTGGAGTAGTAGGAACTACTCAGCTAGGCACAGCAACGGTAACAGCAGATGCAAATATAAATGTTACTGGAGTAGAAGGCACCACAGAACTTGGTAATGTAACAGTAGCTGAAGGTGTTGGAGTTAACGTTACTGGAGTAGTGGGAACTACTCAGCTTGGGACAGCAACCGTAACAGCAGATGCAAATGTTAATGTTACTGGAGTATTAGGTACAACACAATTAGGTACTGCAACTGTAACAGCAGATGCAAATATTAATGTTACTGGAGTACTAGGTACCCTTCAGTTAGGTACTGCAACAGTTAGTGCAGATGCAAATGTTAACGTTACCGGAGTAATAGGCACCCTTCAGTTAGGTAATGTAACAGTTAGTGCGGATGCAAATATAAATGTTACTGGAGTACTAGGTACCCTTCAGTTAGGTACTGCAACAGTTAGTGCTGATGCAAATGTAAGCGTTACTGGAGTAATAGGTACCCTTCAGTTAGGTAATGTAACAGTAGCTGCAAATGCAGATGTTAATGTTACTGGGGTAGTAGGAACTACTCAGCTGGGTAATGTAACAGTTAGTGCGGATGCAAATGTAAGTGTTACCGGAGTATTAGGTACAACGATACTTGGAACTGTCATTGCAGCTGCCGATGCTAATGCTAATGTTGTTGGAGTTGTAGGGTATGGACGAACAAGTGTTGTCCTAGTATGGAGCGACATTGATGACAACCAAGATGCTGGTTGGGTTGACGTTGACGATTCACAAACTAATGGGTGGTCAGATGTTAATACATCACAAACACCTGAATGGATGGAGATAGCCGCATGATAGTAGAAGCCAAAAAATTAAATGATGGAACTGTAATTAATAAGTACGAAGTGCATTTAGAATGTTCACAGTGTTCAATGCCTGTCGATGCTGAAGAGTATGATTCAGGTACATGCTCCGATTGTGGAGAACCTTGGGAAGAAAAACGACACGTAGGTATTCACGTGACAAGTATTCCAATGCAAGGTAAATCAAGTTAAAATAACGAAAAATAAGGATTAAATTATGCCTAGTACCTACTCAAACCTAAAAATAGAAC